CTTCAATGCTTCACCACTTGGTGGTGTACCGCCTTCACCCCATCTGATAGCAAGTGCATGATTCTGGCCCACTTGATTAATCATCATCTTTACGCTTTCAATCATGTCACGAATAGAACCCGTTGGCGATACATATTGCAGAGAACTTCCTTCTGGAAGAGAAATCAGTCGCTCAATTCCAGCTTTCAAATTAGGAATCTCAGTATCTATCCCTGTGATAACTGGCTGACCTAATGCGAACCTTGTAGCCAATGCGATCTCAGTCATAGCAATACTTACTTGTAATCCAGCCCTTGCCACATCCATACTATCTGATGAGAATTCAACCTTACTGATAGGCAAGATACCATAAGGATTAATCATGTCTAAATTGTCGCCTATTGGATTCACACGGCCAACAGTATCGAATGAGAAATGCAATCCAGGTTCACCATTTCTTGACTCACTCCAGAACACAAACTTCCTATCACCTTTTAAATCCTTACCTACTTCATAGCTAATACCATACGGACTTGATTCACCATAGAGATAATATTCTTTTGCATTGGTTACTATATCGTATTCAATCCGTTCATGCCTATCCGAATACTTACTGCGGAAGTGGCACTTACCTATGAGCCATGCTATCTCTGCGAACTCTCGTGCTTTACTATCGAGATGGTAGGCAAGATCATTATATTCATCTGCTGGTTCGCCATTGATAAATCTTTCAGGTGGCGATTTAAATAACATCATCCTTGCCCTTGCAAATCTCGGTACAATACGCATACCGAATGGCGGCACTTGTTCTAACGATGATCCTGGAAACCATTGAGCCAGATGCGTATCTAATTTCTTATTGTAATAGAAATCAAGAGCAGTATCTTTCTCAGCAATCTCATCCTTTTTCAAATTGTTCTCGGCTCGTTGTACTGATTGCATGACTACATCCCTACCGAGAGAAGGAAGCATCACTTTATCGTGATAATTATATTCCATAACCTACCATTGTGAACTTGTTACCAATCTCTTAACCACAGGATGTTTCATAGCAATATAATAACTGCAAGCATCGAAGGCATGGGTGAGAGTTATATCTTTTAGCTTTTCAATTTTTCCGTCCCTTGATCTTTGCACTTGTTCTAAATCTTTAATTAGATAGGTACATTTCGGATCAACCGTCATCCGTATCTTACCATTGGCATCGACAAGCATCCGATTTAAAGAATTGATTCTATCAATTATCGGTGGATTAATTTTCTTTGCTATCACATTAAAACCGTGATCTCTCAATATAGTATGATCGCTTTTATTTGAAGTGGTTGATCGTGCTGATCCTGTTGCATCTGGATACACATTTATTCCTGGTGCTATCTTCTTCATCTCTTTCGCCATTTCATCTGTATTAGAATTAGATAATCTTATCTCATCGAAGTAGTGTATCGTACCATCAGAGTAAGAACACCCAAGCACAGAAGTCATATAATCAACATTCATGTCCATTCCAAAAAATAGATTGGCAGTTAATTCTTCAGCCTGTTTAACATGAATCTTACGATCAAAGTTGTATGCGGCACGGCTTCCTGAACTCACGAAATCAGCAAGGAATTCAGTCTTGTAGGTATGTTCATCCATTGTTGCCTTTGCTCTTTCTATCTCATCCTTTGGTACAAAGCCGCCTTCCTCTGTAGTGAACTGCCACGACTTCCAATCAGGATCACTCTGGCCCCGTAAGTAATAATCATATAGATGATCAAATGAATTAGGTGTACCAATGAATAGGGCATCACCTTGTGTTGTTGTCAGCATCGGATAGATAATCTCTTCATAGACATGAGGTTTGATGTATGCGAATTCTTCCATGCAAACCATATCAATTCCACTTCCTCTCAAGTTGTTCTCTTGTTCAGAACCTTTAAGAGCAATCTCTGAATCATTCGGTAACTTGATAGATAGTTCTGTTTCGTTAATCACAGCACCCTCGTATTGCCGCATCAACGATCTTAGTATCGGCCATGTCGTTGTTTTCAGTTGCCTGTATGTTGGCCCTACTATCCATCTACGTTCACCTGGTTGGATTTCTTTTGTTAATAGCCACATCAGACTTAGATAAGATTTTCCCCATCTTCTTCCAGCTACCACCACTTTGAATCGGTGTGGTGCTAAGAGAATCCCCCTTCTTACTTTGTTTATTGTCCAATTATTAGTCAAAGCTCATGATCTTGATTGGTTCAGTCTTGTTGGTTACTTCTTTGAATTCTTTTGCCTTACCTTCTGATCTATCAGATAGATATGATACAGCACCGAGGCTTCCGTTCATCGCCATTCTATACACTTTGCGGATCATCCGTTCTTTGTTTGTCTTGCCATCAACATCTTCTTCTTCAAATACTTTATTGATTATATCAGCCAACGCACCTCGCCTTCCATTAGGATTAGCGTTGTTTCCAGGTTTGAATTGCACACCAATAGAATTACCTTTAGCGAATTGGCCATTAGCCCGTCGATTTTCCGTCGTTTTACTCATCGACTAAAGCCATCACAAGAGGTTTGTTTATTTTATCCATAAGATTTTTCACTTTTGGTGAATCAATTTCATATACATCGAACTCAAGCCGCCAGTTATGAGTTGTTTTAAGGTTCTTAATCCCAACCAATTCTACATTGAGAGTTATACCCCTATCTTGTTTTTCGATGTCTGGCATTTTAATAGGCTCTCGAGAACCATACCCGTCATTCCTGTCTTTCGCCCACCATGATATTATTCTCTGGCGAGTAGGGGAACGGATGACCCCTCTACTTATATAGGGGCAATCACAACCTAATTATATGTTATTTTGGATGATTTCACAGGCTTTATGGAAGATTTTGGATGCGTTTTGTTGCGTGTAACCGTTTAATTTTCCTATAGTTGTGAATGAATATCCCTGTACTAAATAAAAAAATAGTATTTGCTTCTGTTCGGTTGTGAAATTCTGCCATTTTTGTTCAATAGTTCTACAATATCTCATTTCATCCCTATCAAAATCATCCCTGGCGAATAGATATTCTACCGTGATCTTTGTTACGTTTAATCTGTTTACTGCTTTCTTGGCTAAATCTGCCGCTTCTTCAAATTCATAGCCGTTATTGTCTGGTATGTCCATAGTATGTGTTCATCGTAATATGTTATAGATTGTTTCAATCATTCGATGTTTTGCGATTTTACCTGATTCACCTTCTTTCAGGATTCTTTCAGTCATGGCGATTTGTATCCGCATTTTGTTTGTTTCTTCTTTTAAGAATATTATCTCACCTTCCGCTTCTAAGATCGTAATATTCTGTTCACCAACTTTATTTTCAAGTTCTTTTATTTTAGTTATGAATGGTATCTTCATTTGTTTTTATAGTCCTTCTTCATCGTCAATAATATTTTCATATTCTAATACTGGTTCCTCACTTTCCCAAGCATTTGAGAATTCAGCATTGGAAAACAATTCTGTTAATCCTGATATTTGCGATAACCGCAATACTTCATCTGCATCCATCCCAAGTTCTTTTGATATTTTTTTATTAGACCAATTCCTTTTCTTTAAATCAACCACAATATCAGACATCGAATCAACTTGATGCTTTCCTCTCGCTCTGTTATGTCTAATGGTTGATGCAACACGATCATTAATATTTTCTTGTGATTTTCTGATTATAACTATTGGTAAATAACCATGAATCCGATCCCGAATATCGTCATATTCCTTACCAACTCTGTTCCTGTGAAATCCATCAATTACCTCTGCTTTGCCATCCTCCATCATTGATACAATTGGCTGAGTAAATCCATCATTGTTTATACTTATTCTCAATAGTTCCATTTCTGGGGGAGCAACATTATTAGGATTGTAATCATTTGCGTATACTTTTTCATTTTTTATCCACAGCACACAATCAACAGGCTCATTTTTAAAAGGACTAATACCATGTAATCTTCTTTTAATCTGATTTAATAGTTTTATTTTATCATCTATTTCAAGCTGACTTAATTTTTTAATTATTTTATCAATTAACTTTTCCATAGAGTAAATCCTTTTTCTGTCCGTTGTCTCTTTTTTAATAATAAATATTTTTTATATGCTTCAGTTTTATGTTGAGTAAACCCTAATCCTTTACACCAATAATCATTCCTTAATAATGATTTACAAATTCTCCGCCAAGAAGGAACAAGTTTCTTGCTTTCAAGTATTTTCGGAGCTTCATCAGGAATTCCGTTATCATAACCCCTCGGTTTCCACCATTCTATATATGTGAATATTTTGTTTAAATAATGTTCTTTTGTTATCTCTGGAATACTGTTTAAAAACAATTCACTAAATGATTTCCATGTGTGATTATCGGGTTTTTTAATATTGTTGTATCCATTGATTGCTCCACTCTCATTAATATACAATGCTCCTGAATTTGCACCATTTACTCGAGCAACTACCTTTGCCCATGTTTCTGGTTCTATTAAATGGAATAACCATAAACCACGTTTCTGATCATCCCCATATGGTTGACATATCCTTTGTTGATGAATAGATAATCCCGCCTTGTGCATTAATTCATATAATTGATTATATCTTTTATCAGGATTCTTATAGTGATATATCCAAATGTCTTCCGTTGTCCAATCATATATTGGATAAAAATTGTAAACATTATCAGTAATTTTAGTTGTGTAGCATTTATTCTTATAACTTTCCTTAACCTTTGAAGAAATAGTTCTGTACCTATTTAGACTCTCATCTGAACGGATACCAACACAACAACACGTTTTTTGATCTTGTGCGTACCATTCGCCAAATTCAGGAACAAATTCTTCGAACTCCATCCCATCTTTAAAAAATGGAAAATATTTATTATCAGTTATGGCAAACTCTGGCGGCTGTCTTATCCAATCTTCCTTTTTATCTTTATCCCAACACTTCCAGAATGGTTCATAAACAGATACTGCGTTTCTTAAATGAATTGGGAGGCTAACCCAAAAAATATCTAAATATTTTTCATATTCATTTATACACTCTTTTGCGTGTTCTATTGTTAATTTATATTGTCCCTCAAGATCAACTAACAATAATCCAATCTTCCTATTCCTTCTCCTTGCTTCGTCGGCTACAAGATATAACATAACGGTAGAATCTTTTCCCGCACTAAAACTCAAGTAAACTCTTTCAAATTCATCAAATATAAACGAAATACGTTCTTTTGATGCTTCCAGTACGCTTTTATTTAATCGATATTTAGGCATATCTGTATTCCATTTTGTCCAATCCAATTACTTAACACTTCTTCTGCAATCATGTTGCTTCTGTTTTGCACTTTTCTATCAAGCATATTCCAGGCTTCCATTGTTACTGTATTTGGGACTTCACCATATAAACAACAAGCCGCCTGACCTATATAGGCTATCTTATTCAATGATGAATTTGTAAAATTATGCTCACATGAATATTTCCATTCCCGAATCACCCTGTCCATATATTCCCTGGTTAATCTCTCTGAGTTGAACATTTCAACTGCTTTTTGTATTTTTTCTTTTCTACCATCTCCCGAACAGTTATTATAAAATCCGCATTTATGATCTTCCCACAATTTGTAATGATGATAGATTCTTTCATTCATTTGTTTTTATAATCCTTTATTGCATAAAAAGCTAATGTGAAAAAGAATACAAAGATGGAAGCACCCAACATAAACACTCCCAGCATAAACGCCTGTATGATCCATTCAGTTAGTTCAAGTATTATCATTATTAGCCTCCAGTTTCTTTTCGATTCTATTTAGCCTGATAATGATCGAGATGAACATTAACAGCATAAATAATACAAATGCTTCCCAACCTAATACAAATGTTAGATTTTCATTAAATAGTGAATTAAAGTAGTGTTTCATGATTGCTCCCTGTTGTTATCGAAATTCTTATCGAAATTTAATAATTCTACATCATGCAATACATCACACATTTTACCCATTCCAAGAATATGCGAATCTGTAGGGAAAAAGTATTTCCAATGTCCACCATTAGATTTTACCCAATAGAAAAAAGCCACACCTACCTTGCCTGATGTTTTATTAAAATGAACTGCCGCAGTTAAATCACTTAATGGTTTTATCTTCCCAACTGTAAATGTTTCTTTTGATATATTGAATTCCCTGTCTGGATTTGAGAAATAAAAAGCAACATCGGTGGCTTTATCATATAAAGATTTAGCAACATTTTTATTCATTCTATTCTCCCTTTATCTTATTATTATACTCATTTTCCAATTTGATTATATTTTCATCAATGCTCTTTATAGGTTTTAAGACTTTCTCATATAGTGAAATCTTTTTTTCTAATAATTTAATCATATTAAGAATTATGTGATTTGTTTTTAAAGCACGTTCATAATCTGCTTCTACTATTCTTTTATTGAATGGAATTAGCATATTTATTCTCCCTTTAATTATATCCCCACCTCGGTAGCACCCACCAGCCAACCCTTTCATCCTTTTTTTAGGACTGCACTTTAGATGGGGAATCATTTTGGTACACTTCTCAGGTTGGTTTGTACCGAATTTGAATTCTTTTTGTGCCTGATATATGGTGTGCGGCAATTCAAACATCTATAGACAGGAAATTTGTTAGCAGTAGTGAAGTAAGTGGAATCTGTTTCTTCAAGATGTTCGGATCCACAATTTGGACAAGTATCTTCATCCATAAGCACACCGAGATTCGGATGGTTCTTGATATAGGGCCTGACTTTTAAATACAATTCTTCAAGGCCGATCACATCGTGTTTGTTATAATGAAGCATGATTTTTAATGCTTCTTCGTTTCCTGTAACACAATTCTTCCACAATTCAAATCCACCGAATTCACTAACATTAATTTTATTGGTTAATCCGAAATATTTTGTAAGATATGCCTGTTTGTAAGATGGAAGAGCAAATTCTCGCCTGGTGATCTTTAACGTATCAACCGTTCTGTATGGCGATGGTGGCTCAATGCCATTTGTTATGAATCTGGCCTTTATCTTCCGATCATCAAACCTATCTAAATTATGCCCAATGATTATATCAGCATCATCTAATAATTTATGAATTGATTGAACGATTCTTTTATCGTTTCGTTCCATCGCTTCATCTGCTGTAACCACATCAGATTTTGTATCTTCATCATATAACCATTTAGCCACCCAGCTCAACATACACCAATCCTTAATAATATTATCATGAGGTATGTACTGCTTGTATAATCCCCATACATAGACTTCCATCGGTGCTGTTTCTATATCTAAAAGCAAAATTCTTGGTAAGTCTGCTGTATTTCTAACCTCATCATTTAAGGTGATGCTGAATTGCCTGTTACAACCGAGACAATTATACCTCTGTGAGATTTTTGCCCCATCTTTTTGTGAATAATAAAATCCCTTTTTTTGTGCATGACCGTTACCGCAATTCGGACATTTCATTTATTTACCCTCGCATATTTCGCAAATTACTTTTTCTTTTCCGTATGAAACAAAATCTTCATAATAGACACAAGTTCTTCTACTTGTATTCCTGGTAACCGCAAAATCCACTTCGTAGCATTTTCTACACTTAGGACAATATTTTATTCGTAAATCAGCTTGAACAGCATCACGATTGCTTTTTTGTGCAATCGTCTTTGGTTTGTAGAATGTATGATATATCATGCTTGTTTTGTTAAATCATGATCAGCACCAACACTTTTTAGATATGCCGCATGATTCACAAGCATCTTTTCTTTTGTTAATTTCTTTTCTTTTATCGCTTTAATATCAATCTGGCACATTTTCAGAAATGTATGCAGTTGATCTTTATCTTTATTAGGTAAGGATTTTACAGGCTCATAAACCTGATTTATTGTTGTTTGCTTTCTATCGAATATCCATCTGATCCTTCCTAATTTTGGAATCTGTCCAGATAGCTGGCCATTCGGCGGCGAGCATTCGTGCATAATATCAACCCATCCAGCCTTTACCGTATCCAATGAGTATTCCATGATCAAGCCGATCAATTCGTTATATAGTGGCCGTGTTCCCTTTATATCCAGGAATTCAAATAGATCATCAACTCTTAAACTTGCTGCCTGTATAGATGTTTTTTTCATAATGCTCCTTAGGTTTGATAAAATCTGATCTCAACCAATTCCGAAATGCAGATTTATAATTAGCGTATCTTTTTCCGTTTGCTTTTAAATAGTCCTGAAATTTATCGAATTCAATCGAAACATCAACCGTATCAAATTCAGCCTGTAATATATTCAATTCTGATTCTATTTTTTTAAGCTGATTTTTTTTAGAATTTTTCCCTTTTTCTTTATCTTTTTCTTTAACTTTATCTTGGTCTTTGTATATGTCTTTGTCTTTAGCTTCATATAAGGGCCTTATAAGACCCTTAAACAACCCATGTCGTTTTAGGATATTAATTACAGAATTATGTACTCTATTGGATTCATCTAAACCACGATATTGGAAT